AAATATATAGAGCTTTTTTCTTTTAAAATTTACTCGTGCGACTTAGCAGGCAGTCGAACATATGTTCGTTTAACCCCCTCTGCCCTTATCTGTGTAATTGTGTCTATTTTATGCCACATTCTCAAACAATTAACACAATTCACACTATATCTGTACCATAACGCCGATAAACCTTAATTTATCAGCGTTATATAAATACTTATTACTCACAAACCCAGTATTTAAGCGGTTTGCAAGCTGTTTAAATTGTGTCTGAATTGTTTACAGCGTTTATCTGCTGTTTATCGGTTAATTGTGTATTGTTTTGGCTCAATTGCTGGCGTATTTCTGCGGCTGTAAGAGGTGTTTTGCTGGTGTTTTCTCTACTAACACCTGGAAGATTCCAACCAAAGCGGCGATTCATAACTGCAAGCTGCCCGACTGGATTCTTACCGGACCAGAGTCGAGCCTCTCCGCTAGATTCGTAATCCTTTGACAATTTTTCCCACAAATCGTAAGCCGATGTACTTAGTTTTGATGCTCTCTTCTCATTAGCCCAATCATATATAACAGTTTCATTTATGCCGGTTAATTTACAATATCCTGATATAGTACATATTTTATTATACTTATAACACATATATATATAATAATCTGCTATATAATTAAGATACTCATAATTATAACTATTACAATTACTATTATTTATATTATTATAATTATTATTATTATATCCCTGTAATTTACCCTTTAATTTTAACCTATTAGTGCCTTTAAAAGTATTGTTATATACATAAATCAAGGCGGCATAAAAAAGGGATTGCGGAGCCGCTGCCATATCTTCAATGTTTTCATCTTTGCAAAATCTTTTGAAATACATATCAATTTCATTTTCAAAAATTTCTTGACTTTCTGGTGCTTCCTGTACTTTCTCCATATGTTCCCCCTTTCTGCTAAACCTGCTCCAGCTAATTAATTATTATATATTTAATAACATAAAAATAACCCAATAATATTTTTAATATTATCGGGTGTAAATCTTATATATTTAATTATTAAAATAATATAGCATAAATATATTATAAAGTCAATTTTATTTTGGGGCTTAACATAATATAAAAAGCTGTTTATTATATTAAGCATAAACAGTAACAAAAATGTATTGAAATACGCTATTTTGTATTTTTAAACAACAACATTGGATGTATTGAAATATACGTTTTTGTATTTCTTAAATAGTAACGTATGACGTAGAAAAAAGAGGGAGTGGCAAGCTCCCTCTTTTAATTTTATCCTATCCAATTTTAGGACTCTTTCTTGATTATCTCCAGAGCTTTGTTATATGCCCAATCTAAGCTCTGGTTCTCCATTCTTGTTTCTTTTAACTGTTAAATATCTCATATTCTCACCTTTTTTAACCCTTCTTAAAATTCGTATCCCTTCATTCTTCCCGCTAAAGTAGGGGTAAAATGTGTATTATATTTATCATCAAAATCTTGAATATATTTTATTATATTCTTATCAAATTGTTCCATAACTTCTTCAGTTTTCTCCTCGGCTTCCTCGTATGTCATTCCCTCTAGCTCGTAAAGATAATCGTTAGATGTATCATCATCAAAACTGTAAGTATATTCTATCCTCGGCAGTCCTGCCTTGCTTAAATAGTCATTAATACTCTCTCCTGTCGAGCAATTGCTTAGCAACTCCCCAATCGTCTCGACATCACCGGACTCAGCGCGAAAAACACTGCTTCTGTTCCTGTGGATATAGTGCCTATCTCCGCACAATCGTACTATTGCTTGTGCCTGTTCTTCTGTAGCACCATTAAGCACAGCTAATTCAGCATTTTCATAGTTCTTTCGCTGCGCGTAAATCTCTTTGCCTTCGCGTATTTCTTTTGTCATTTCCATATTATTCACCTTTTAACCTTTCTTAATTGTTTTCTTTTTCGCATTCAAACCCGAATAAAATATCGCTTGCCAGCTCTTCGCTGACTTCCTCTTCTGTAATTGGCTTTCTGTTCTCTGCTCCGATTATTTCGTCAAGGCTTGCGTCTATATCAGCAAGTGCCTTTTCTCTGCTAAATCCAAGTCCAACAACTTTGTTTAATAATTCAATTGTTTTCATCCTTTCCACCTTTTCAGCCTTGCGGCTGCCCTTTCTTTGTTTCTGCCATTATAATAAACCATTTATCGTTTATTGTCAATACTTTTTTGAATCTTTTTTAGTTTATTTCTTCTCTACATATTTAATAATGTTTCCTGGCTGCATATCCAGCAACTCACATAGCTTTTCAATCGTCTTAATCCCTACCATTTCATTTTTGCGTATTTTCTGTACTGCTGATTGACTGATTAAGTTCTCTTTTAATATGCGTGTGGAATTATAGCCACTTTCTTTAAGCGTATCAAGCACATCTATTTTATATACAAGCATAGCTTTGTACCCTCCTATATTTTTTCTTACATTATATAATTTGTGGCTTATAAAGTCAATTAAAAAATAATCTCAAAAAAGTTTATTTTATCTATTGACTTTAAACCGTTTTAGGTTTATTATAATAACTGTCAAGAGGACATACAAAAAGGCGGTCACTCCTACCAAGAACGAACCGCCACCAATCAAAAAAGAAAGGTAAGCCGATTATATCACAATCGGTAAAATGGTACAAGATTATGAGAAGAACAAACAGTAAAGAAACAATGGAAGCAATTAAAAACGCAATCATGGAGAGCTACGAAGCAGCAGAGGAATATTATACATATGACGGAAAGGAAGCAAAGACAGATTATAACGATATTTGCAAGGACATTTTGACAGCTTTTGAAAATGAAAAGGTCAAACACGATTGCCAATATAAAGCCGGAAGGATTAGCAAATATTCTCTATTTTGTGATTGGATGGCAGGACTTCCAACGGCTTTTTCTGTTTCCGATGATATTTTCCTTGGCTCTGCCGTTGATTGGCTTGCTGATATTTTAGACGAGACAGAAGAGGAAAAAGGCAGATATACAGAGGATAAGGCAGAAGCGACAGCATGTAATCTGCTTTACAGAGAGCTTACAAAACACGCTGCAAAAGCAAATAATTAATAATTAGCAAGCCGGGGTTCGATTCCCCGGCTTGCTCTTACCCGGATAACCGGGAAATTTTAAAATATGGAGGTCTGCGATATGACAATATGCGAAAAATTAGACACTTTAACAGCCGGAGAAATCCGCGGAAATTTAGAAAAATTCATATTTATCTATGGGAAAAAGACAGCTAAAATCTTAGAACTCGAAAAAATAGAAGATTTTTCTTTCTGGGATAATGGACAAAGCGTAATTATATACACAGGTTCGCAGGCTGTTTTTGATTGTAACTATGATATTTTTTATGGCTTAAAAAGGCTTACAACATGTTATAATAAAAGCGGTCTATTTTATGAATTTAACAATTAATAACTTGGTTAAGGGCGTGCAATCTGCGCCCTTTTTTGCTTGCTGTGGGTTCTGGTTGTTTCAATTCCAGCCGCAAGCATTAAATATATATTTTTATATGCTTTTCTTTGCGTACCTTGAAAAATTAATACAACAATGCTATGCTTATATATAAGGCTTTTTACACCTTTTAGGTGTACAAGTGTACCCAGTCGGGGCGGTGTGTGCTTTGGTATATCTTCCAGGGCTGGCGACAGCTTCCACAACTTGCAAGGGCATATTATACCCATTTGCACAACGCATTTAAAAGTGTTTTAAGGTTGTTTTGTTCTGTAGGCTAATAAGTCTACACCGACACAATAAAACCGCCGCACAGGGCAAAACACAAAGTCACAAAGTCAAAATAAGCACGAATCGCAGCCGGTCAAGTTTATATAATGCACTTTAATCTGTTAAAGTTTTTCATCAATTTTTCAGGGCAAATCCGAACGAAATCGGGAGCAAAAATTAAAATTCTGTGTAACCGATTTTTGGATTTCAAAATTGCATATGACGGGGGTTTCAAAAATTTCACATTATATTTTATGAGAAAATTTTTCCAATTTTTAGAGTAAGATTTAAACAAAATCTGAACCAAATTTTAAAAATTGTCAAAATCGTTTTTCTGAATATCAAAGATGTATCCGGGGGAGGTATCAAATGCGTTACCCCGAAATTTTTTGACAGCATTTTTCTGTATAAATCAATGCTTTACTTGAATACCGGCATTGACTAAGCTTATATATCAATAATTCTTTTGTCATAGTCGGATTAGTCTTTTGAATTATCTTTAACAACTCATCAATGCTCATTATCCCACTCTCCTAACTGCCCCTAAAACCATATCAACAATGTCAAATACTTCATCGCCATAAGTTGCCACAAAATCGCACAATATCTCTTCCTGTTCAATCGGCAAATACACATCATAGGACATACAGATTGCGTGGCATACTTCGTGTATAAGCACTTTGCGTTGCATAAATCCACGCAAGGCGTTTGACAGATAAATTGTATGTGTATTTCTATCAGTTACACCTAGCACAGAAACATTGTCTGACCGCTTTAATTCACTTGAATTTGAATTTTCATATTGTACTTGCCACATTGTGCCATTAATGCTAAAAACCATCTGTATGCCTCCTTTCTGAATAAAACAGGCTATGAATATTGCTACTCATAGCCTTTAAAATCATATCTTAGATACAAGAGTGCTTAACTTTGTTCTAAGTAAATTTTTCTCTTCTGCTGACATATCGGCAACCATACCCGTAATGTCGCTTGCGAGTTCTTTAGTGTAGCTGTCAAGAGACTTCATCTTATGCTCCTTATCCTCTGGCGTATTAGCTTTGTGCATTTCTTTAGTTTCTGTGTACATTCTCTTTGCTCTGTCATAGCCACTTTCAGACATTGGCTCTGTATAGTACATCTTGCCATAATCTCTATCCATATCCCTCATATGTTCTGCTTCTGGGTACATGTGCATATAAGGTGGTTCTTCATATCCTCTACGATATGTTCCCTTGCCTTTAGGGGCGAATCTGCCATTTGCATAGCGGTAGTGGTCATAGTATCTTCTGTCCGGATAATCTTCGTACTGTTCAAGCATACGCATAATATCCTCATTATCTTCTGACTTTTCCATAGCTTCAACAATTCTGTAATCCTTGTCAAAGCAAGCTATATTCTTAGCTATCTCTGTAAAATCCTTTAAATCGTCAAGGTTCTGCCCCTCAAAGCTATCTAATCCGATTGCTTCAACCTTAGCCTTGACACATTCCATTATCTGTTTAGCCCATTTGTGCATATGTTTTTACCTCCACAATCTAATATAATTTGTTCTATATCGTCTCTTTTATTTACCAATACTTCTTTCAATAAAGTTTTATACTCTATTTTTTCATCTCTTGATATTTGCCTTAAATCAGTTTCCTTTCCTTTGTAGTGAACTCTACAAAACCCTTTCAAATTCATAGCAATCTCAAAAGGAAGTTCTAAATCACAAATCCTATGGTGCATAATTCCATATTTAAGATTATACATCTCACATAATTCACTTAACGTCTTTCTTTCTCCGCGGTAATCGATATAAATATTTCTGCTTGTATTATTGCATTGCTCTTTTTGCGTAATCCAACGACAATTTGACGGTTCATAATTTCCATTAAAATCTATTCTATCTATAGATAAATTCTCTTTGTACCCATTTTTTATAGACCAATTATAAAAATTTTGAAAACCGCCTTCTCCTTGCCATTCATCACATACTTTGACGCCTTTAGCACCATACCACTTATACGCCTTATCTTTTCTGTTTTCACATCTTCTTCTCATTGAACACCAAACCTCGAACAATTTGCTGTTACTCATATTATGCGTAGTCAGTTCATTTATATGGCGATTTCGATTTTCATTGTTGAGGCACCCACAGCTTTTTGTATATCCCCCTTTGAGTTTTGAACTTTCAACAGTTGTTTCTTTTCCACAAACACATCTACATTTCCAATATACTTTTTTACTATTATTCCTATATACTCTTTTAATAACTGTTAGCCTGTTAAATGTCTTGCCTGTCAAATCATCAAAATTATATGCCGTCATTCCTTTTTTAAAAGCCATCTTTCAATCTCCTTTATACGTATATACTTATTTACGTATATTATAACAATTTTGCATATTTACGTCAATACGTATTTATGGTATACTGTTAAAAAGGAGGTTTTGCAATGTCTAAAATCAAATTCACAACCACAATAGAAAGCGAATTGTTGGAAAAGATTAAAATTCAAGCAATCAAAGAGCATCTTTCTGTATCAGCAATATTAGAAAGACTTATTATCGAATACTTATCAAGCTTGTCTAGTAACGATTAAATTAGAATTCTGCACTTCAATAGCCTGTGTAGATGTATTCTGTACCGCTACTGTACTGCAACAGCCACAAGGTACATCAACGTATGCCTGTGAACTAATATTCTGTAAATTTTGTGCTGCGGCTGGGGTTACAATCATTCGTGTTGACTGTAAAGGCTCTCCGTCTACTGCAATGGCAAGTGAAATAGCTTCTACTGTGCCGCCTGTAGGTATCTGAATATTGCTACTATACGATACTAAAAATCGTGCCTTGCACTGATTTGTAATACCCCTCAACTTGATAATTCCACTACCCTGTCTATGCACGATACACTTACTACCGCAAACTGGTGTTTCTGTAAATGCCACATCTTCGCCAGCGGCAACTGTTTGTAATGCAATTCCTGTAATTTCCATTGTTTTTACCTCTCTTTCTAAAAAACAAGGGCAAACCATACAAGTCTGCCCTTTAAATTTAAGTAATACTGCTTAGCAGACATAATCTTTCGATTAAGATACTTGATTATTCAGTTGTTTAGCAGCCGCAACCTGTATTACATCCGCATCCATAAGCATATCCGTAAAGGTTACTTGCCGGGAATGATGGTACCGGTGTAGGTCTTACTGCGTCAATGATCTGATTTGTCTGTGCTGCCATTGTTGTAGTCAGAAGTGCATTCTGTCTATCCTGTGAAGCAGCTCTGCGTAAATCATTATTCTCTGCCTGTAATGTAGCTATCTTGTCATTTGTTAAGAAATCAAGGATTGCTCTTGTTCCTGCCTGTTGGCTGTCGATAATATCTCTTGTATTATTGTTCATTGTGTTCTGTAAAGCACAGGTGTTAGTTGCCATATTGTAGTTTACACCCTGTATAGCTTCTCTTGTCTCGCAGCAACAGTTGGCAAGCTGTGACTGTAAAGCATTTGTATTCTGCATATTAGCGACTGTATCAGCGTTAATAGCCTGCTGGATGCCGTAGCCTGTCTGCATAATGTTTGTATTTATGCCATTAAAGCCTGTGAGCATACTGTTGTTCATAGCATAGAATCCATCGCAAAGTCCGTTGGAAATGCCATCTAACTTACTGATAACTGCCGAATTGTCGAAGCCTCTCTGAATATCAGCCTGTGTAGCAGCTGTTGCAACATAGCCGCCGCCATTGTTGCCACCGAAACCGCCAAATCCGCCATTGCCCCATCCAAAGAGCAAGGCAAATACAACGATTATCCAAAGCCATCCACCATCAGCCCATCCGCCGTTATTGCCGTTGCCGTCAATATTAGCGACTAATGGCACGCTGGCACAATTTGAATTAAACATATTAGTTACCTCCATTAATTTATTCATAAAGATGTCACCCAGGTAATTTGCAAAGACATCTAATATGCTATTAATTATTAAATCTGCTTTTTATCTGATTAAATACATCATCTGCATTTAACCCTTTTTCCTTACATAAATTTCTAGCCATTTGTTCAATGCCTTGCATATTGCCTTGCTGTGCCATTTGCATTGTATTCTTCATCATCGGATTGCTCATAAGTTGATTGTTTCCTATTATCTGCTGTATAAACTGTTGCGGACCAGCTTTCATCATCTGAAAAATGTTAATTGGGTTCATTCTTCATCACCGCCCTTACTTTGAGTTCTTGAATTTTTTCTTTGTGTTCCTAAAGATTTATCAAATCTATCTTCTAACTGCCCTATCTTCTCTGATAGCTCTTCAAACTTATTTAAGAATAGCTGTGTGCTTTCGTCTGATAGGGTAAATTTAGTGTTTTCTGTGTTAGCCATAGAATTTATTGTCTGATTATTAGGCTCTGTATAAGGCTTATACACAATCGTATTAATAGTTCCATTAGCATTCCAGCCTTTAACATAGATTTCCGATAAATCCTGTTTCGGGAAAAATGCCATTGAGCCATCCATAGGGACTTCATTAGCGTTGATATTTTCGACTGCTTGTACAATTCTTCCGTTGATACCTGCCGGCTGTTGCGGCATAGCCTGTTGATTTGTCAAAGGCATTTGCATTCCTGCCACCGGTTGCTGTAAGCTCTGCTGATAATTCTGCAAGAAATTCATTCTATCCATATACGGATTTTGAGATTGTATATAAGAATTATTCATTATAGGTGTCTGATAAGGATTGTTCATTGTCTGCCTCCTCTAAAACCTCTTCGATTGCGTGGATAACAAGAGATAATGTCACTAAGTCAAGTTTCTGTAATTCTTTTTTGCTTAAGATTTTTTCTCTAACTTCATCAGAAAACATTCGCACTACCTCTCTTTCTAGTTACATTTTTGCATAAAAAAAATCACTTATAGCGACACATAATAGACATATGTGCGACATATAAGCGACAATGCTGAAATTATATAATTGTAAAACGTGATAAATGCGGCATTAGCACTTCCTATATGCTGTAGGAACTGCATTAAGTTTATGCTAAAAATTCTTAAGCTGTATTTCAATATTTCCATTGACAATTACTATCTTGTCAATTATAGTCTTTAGTATCAAGTTCTTTTGTTTCTTGTCGACCTTATCCCAAATGTCGGCAAGTTTTTTTATGTTCTCATAGACAAATTCCTTTTTCTGCGTATTGATTGTGTTTTTGCTTTCAGCAGCAATGTTTGATTTCATTTCTTTAATCTGTGATTCAAGCTCCTTAATCATTTCTAAAACAGTGTCGTTTCCGTCAGCGTACAGATTGTATAATCTTTTTAGCTTAATCTGTTCCTTTTCAAGCTGTGATTGCATAATTTCAAGTTTTGTCGCCTTTTCCTTTGGTTTATAAGACGATAAATCAAGCGATATTTTAAGGATTTCTTCTTCTACTTGTTTCTCTATCTCGTCCGCCCATTCAAGCGAATTATTACAGCTTGCATTATAATTAGGCAGATATGAAAGCGATTTATTTCTTGAGCAACAATAAATCTTATGTTTTTCACTGCCCCATTTTTGATAACGCATTTTGCAACCACAAATTCCACAATAACATAATCCGGTCAATAAATTAGGTTCAGTTATGCAGTAAGTTTTTGCTGAACACCTTGACTTTCTTAGTTCTAATCCAAGATTAAACCTGTCTTTATCAAAAATAGGTTCGTGTTTTCCTTGATATATTTTGCCTTTGTAAGGTATCATTCCGATATTTACAACGCCGGTCAAAATACTTCTAGTAACAAGTTCAGACTTAAAGCCACAAATTTCTTTAATTTTCGCATCTGAATAGCCAGATATGAACAATTCAAGACCTCTTCTTGCCTGTTCTGCACGTTCCGGGATAGGTATTAATATGCCTTGTTCCTTACTGTAGGAATAACAGTAAGGCAAATTGCCACCGCCCATCCAGTAACCCTGCTTAATTCTTTCAAGCATACCGCCACGCATACGCAACATCATAGTATTTTTATCAAGCTGCGCAAATACAGCCATCATCTGCGTATAAGCCTGTTCCATAGGGCTATCATAATTTACACTATCGTGTACACATTTAAACACAACATTATATTTTTGAAATACTTTTTCAATTAGATATATTCCGTCAATCATATTTCTTGATAATCGGTCAAGCTTAAAAGCAACAACACAACTTACTCTTTTGCGGCTACAATCATTCACAAGTCTTTGAAGTTCCGGTCTATCCATATTTGTACCTGTGTAACCATCGTCAATATACCAGTCTGTTATTACAAGCTCATTTTTTCTACAATAATTTTCAATGTCTCTTTTTTGGCTATCAAGTCCATTGCCCTCAACAGCCTGTTTTTCAGTAGATACTCTCATATAAGCAACACATTCCATATATTTTATCTCCTTATAATATAAATAAATGTGCCGCATTTATCACGTTCTACGGCACATTGTAACACATATTTACTTGTTGTCAATTATCTCTGCAATTATCTTTAGTAAGCTGTCTGAAAGAGTTATGTTTTCTGTTTTTACGTCTTCGCCATTTTGAGTAACCCTAATCATTTATAACCTCCAACTTACTTATTTTCTTTTTAATTTTGTTTATCTTGCGATTGACTGTTCTATCACACACGGACAGCCGCATAGCAATTTCTGTAATGCTTCTGCCTTGTGATAGTAACTTGAATATTCTCAATTCTTCTTCTGTAAAATTGGCATTTTTAATTATCTCATCAAGTTCCGGCTTAGTCAGTTCTGAAAACTTCATAAGCCAATCTCCTTATTTAAACTTAATGTGTTCTATTCCTGTTTCTTCGTATAACTGATTAACAAGCTCCTCTGCTGTGAATAATCCGTCATTGTAGTTATCTATAAGTACTTTAAGCTCTTTTTGTACTTTTGTTAATCTCTGCTGTCCGAAACCGAATTTATCATGTAGTACCCACATAATTAATATCAATGCTGATTCAAAATTTTTCTTCTGGTGTTCATTGCTAATTCTGTTCATCTGAACACGCAACATTTGTTCCTTAAACTTTTTCTGTTCTGCCTTACTCATATTTTCACTTCTTTCTTAGAAATTGATTGTCGTATCGCCAGTAGTGCTTGCTATTGTCATTCTTAAGACTTTTACCTCTTTCGTAGTCTGTCTGCCAGCATTTCTGACATAATTGTCCTTGTGGTCTGTCAATAGGTTCTCCACAACGATAGCACAAGTGATTTTCTTTGCGATATTCTTTTATATTTTGCCTATTTTCAGTTCTTTTTCTGTGGATAGCATTATCTTTACTCTGGCATATAAAACACTTTGCTTTGCCCTCAACAGCTTTAGTCTTGCCGCATCTAACACATATGCCAGCTTTTCTACGTTCAGCATATAAGTTTTTTGAATAGTGTTTAAACGCTTCGTTATTTTCTCTTCTCTTATCATCACTTAATGGGTGATTAGCTCTATATTCAGCTTTGTTAGCTAAACATTCCGGGCATATCTTTTCATCACCCACAAGTTTATTTTTGCGACATTCCGGGCAGATTTTAAACTGCCTGCAAAGTTCTCTAGTTTCTCTGCTGTAAGCCGTTTGCTTCTCCCTACATTCTTCGCAATAAAAGCCTTTTCTATCAAGCGGCTTGCCGCATTTAGGGCACAATCCATTCTCTCGGCGGTAATTATATAATTTCTTCTGCGGACTAATTGGCGTTGTCTCCATTGAAAATCAACCTCTCATTCTGTCAATTCTATCTTGTATCTCTTTAGGTGCTTCAATATACTCTTCTACGTTTGTATTTTGACCAATAAGGACATTTTCTTTGATTGTAGGTGTATTTATATCTCTTTGGAATTTTTGCTGGAATTGAGCTTTATACGAAATTGCATTCGCCTTTTCGATAAGTGACTTAATGTTATCCGGCATACGATTTATTTCATTCGCACGCTTAACAACTGTTTCATAGGTTCTTAGAAAATTTGATTGTATTACTGTTTCTATCGTCTGATAATCTGATGTCGCCCAGTTTTTAAGGTTGTCTGGCATACCAACCGCCTGTTTTACAAGTGGCGGTAGCTTGTTAAATTCTTCAACCGCCCCATATGTGCCGTTCCTTAATGCTTTACTGACTAATCCCCAAGCTGCCATTCCGTCAAGTTCCTGCGGTTGTGATATAGTCTGTATTTTACCTATCAACTGTCCTATACTTGGAGCAAATCCACTTATATCAGAGTTGATGTATGCTTTAAGTGCGACTGACACTTGTTCATAACTATAACTTTCTAACATCATATTCCAGACATCTACTGTTTCTGATAGGTTGTTAGGTTTGTAGTTAGGGTAGCAATCGCACATAATGCGGATAATTTTAACTGTTTCTTCTCTTGTCATTGCTGCTCCCTTTTAATTGAATCGATATAGCGTCTAACTTGTCACATATAATAGCACTATTAATTGCAATTGTTTTTAAGAGTGATTCAACCACTCCGTTGTGCGGATAATCACTTCTAAAATTTATTTTGTTGAGCGTATCATCTAACCTACTCATTCTTACCACCTGCCTTTAATATTTTAAGTGCTTCCTCAATATGTAATGCCACAACAGTAAATCCGTCATTTCCTAGTTTTAGTATTTTACAATCTTCTTCAAGTTGTTTCACAACCTTGTTATCATCATATACAACAGGCGTTTGCATTTTGTCATTTATTATGGATTTAACAATATTCAATCCGTTGTTTATTCCCTTTGCATAAGCACCTGTTTCTTTTTCTTTCTGTTCTTTTATCTTCTCAATTAGTTTATCTGCATCAATCAATCTCATATCATTACTCCTTTACACATTATCCCAGTCAATAGCACCCTTGCCAAAATTCTGATTGACTTGCTTATTAGAATTATCTTCTTTCAGCTCAAACAGTCCTTGCCAACAATGGTCTACTGACTGATTAAGAATTTTAACCGCTAAGTCATTATCCCCGCCCGATAGCTTTTCAAGAGTATTCATAGCCCTATGCAATGCCTTGTCAGTGCATATAGGTTTTTTAATTCTCTTACGCATTGTCACATACTCGTTAAATGCTTCATCAAGTAATTCATCATCTGGATAATAACTTTTCTTTTTGGATATTACGTTAGTAATATCTTTTTCTGTATTCTTATCTTCTTTAACTTCTTCTGTTCTTTTATTCTTACTTTCTTTTAATATAGAGTTTGTTAATAGAATGTTATCTGTTTGTTGATTGTTTGTTAAGTTGCTTGTTATTTGTTTGTTATCTTGCTTGTTATCCGTTTGATACAAATTGTAGTTAACTACAGTAAATATCGTGAATTTGTTTGTTGCTTTGCTTGTTATTTCGCCTGTTAATTGTAAGTGTTTTAGCGAGGTACGAATTTCCATTACAGACAAATTAGTTTCTTTTGATAATTCAGATATTGAAGAGGGGAAAGACCCTCTTTCAATTATCTTACCTTTGTAATTTCCGTCTTTCCAATAGGCACTTATCAACATATACATAAAAAGTCTGAATGTATTAATATCGCTCCACCATTCCCACTTTAAAATCTTTCTGTCAATTTTAATAAAATTGCCTGCCATAATTACCTCTTCAAGTTCTGTCACATTGTTACTTCACTAAATCATTAATATTAACTCTGAATCCGTCAAATTCCTTACCTTTACTTCTAACATAGGTAGATGTATCAAAGAACATTAAGTTGCCCTCTCTGTCCGTTGCCATACTTACACCATTTCTTGTAAGACTGCCTTTGAGTAGGCCAAGTAAAATCTGTATTTCCTGCTTTGCTTCGTCTTTCATTATTCACTTTCCTTTCGTAAATAATCCATATATCCCATAGACTGATTAAGAACATACACCAATACAGCATTTGTAAGCTTTTCAATAAGTTCTCCGCTATCTTTATTCAAACTGTAAGCATTCCTTACAACTTCACCAATCTGCGTATATTGTGCTTTGCCTTGACTGTTTATCCAAGCTGTCAAGTCCATAACAGATTTACTCTCAATCTTTTTACTCAAAAAGTCAGTTAATTCAAACTGTCCGTCCTGTGTCATACTGTATCTCCTATAAAATCGCTTATATTCATTTGACTGTCCTTTTCAAATACAAGCATTTCATTCTTTGCACGTTCGTAAAAGTTTCTGTCAATCTCGAATCCGTATGCACTTCTGTCAAGTTCTGCGGCGGCTCTTAGCGTGCTACCGCTACCGCAACAAGGGTCAATAACAACATCTCCCTCGTCTGTAAAAATCTCAATCAGCTTTTTAAGGACTGCTACAGGCTTTTGTGCCGGATGAATTTTCGGTACATCTTTTCCGTCTTTCTCCCACATCATATATGAACCATTGTTATAGTAAGTTCTGCCCCATTCCGCTTCATTACCGCCGTCAAACCAATTAAACACCATATGTCCTGTACCTCTGATATTCTTTCCTTTTTCATCAATCTGCAAGCCATTTCTGAATTTCGGTAACTTATTTCGGTATAATACAAGTGCATATTCCGTAGCACCTACGATACGCATATTAGCTTTAAGTACCTGTGGACTGTAATTTTTACAGAATACAAGCGGTATGTAATTAACGAATCCGTGTTTCTTTGCCGCCGCAATCAATGTTGATAACTGCTCAAATGCGCAAAATACAATCATACAAGGGCTATTACTACTTCTCCCCCTTGCGATAGGTTTTGTATCTTCTTTCTTCAACATCTTTGAACAAAAATGAAAGTATTCATACAAATTAAAGTTAAAATCCGAATTGAAAGCCGCCTTTTTCGCAAGTTTGCTCTCGCCATTCTTGTTATCGCCACCGTTATACCACATTGGGTTACTTCCATAGAAGTTAGTTCCTACATTATAAGGAACATCAGCTATGATAAGTTGTGCTGGCGGTATTGCATATTTCTTGTAATTCTGCATTGAATCACGATATATCTCACATTTAATCTTCTTTTTATACATTCTAAATCTACCAAAAGGAAACCTCGGTTTTATGTGCGCACAACCTATTCCTTTCTTTGATTTTTAGTTAGTTATCTTCTTTTCTCTTAAAATCTTCACAAGACACTGTTTTACTGCAAGCGTAAAAATCTGCCCCAAGCGGATTTCTTGTTCTCAAATAGCCAAACTCACAAATGCCACAAAAGCGACTTCCCTCATTGCTTTTACAATCGTTAGGCTGTTCTTTTGTTATTTCATCAACTTTCATCTGCAATCTTTCATTTTCATTGGAAAGAGTTTCTATTCGGTCCATAAGCCAAGAATAATCTTTACTGCTCAAAATTCTCATTCTGAATCACCCACTTTCAATAAATCCATAAACTTCTCATACTGCTTCTGTGACACCTTGTTATGCTCTTTTTCGGGCTTTAAACAGATTATAAGATGTTTTTCTGCGATAGATGATAATTCTCTCGCTAACACCTTTTTGCCTTGCTGTATGCCGTCACGATAACCTTTAGAGGGTTTAAACTCATTTATCTTTTCTTTACCCTCTCCTTGACCGCCCGCTGTCTTGTTGTATCTGCATTGATAACCTTTTTTGGTGTACTCCAAAATCCAGTACTGTTCCCATTTGTCTAGTTCGGATTCGGGATAGTAAAGTACATTCAACTTCCACCCATAAGGATTATTTTCGCTATAAAACCCTCTTTTTTTAATCGAAAGGTCTATATGCTGATATCCCATTAAGTGAGACACGCTTCTTTCAAGGCAATCTACACTCTGCCCTATGTAAAAATATTTGATGCCGTTTTCATCTTCTCTAGTGTAAAAGTAGATACCGCTTTTATTTCTCATATCGGGGCATACGCTTAAGATTCTCTTTTTGTTATTATTCTTAATTGCATATAGCTGTTTATTATCCATAATTACACCTCTTAATTAAATGGTAATCCCTCATCAGCTACACCATCTGGAATAGCCATAAAGCCATCATTACTGCTGTTACCGCCCATAATTCCATTATTGCCACTCTGCTGATTAGCTCTGCTTTCGCAGAACTCGTGTCTTTCAATAACACAATCATTTGTGTAAACTTTCTGTCCGTCCTTGTTGGTATAGTTGCCTGTCTGCCATCTGCCCTCAACGATAATCTTAGTTCCCTGGTGCAAATACTTCTCTGCAAACTCTCCGTTCTTGCCAAACACGATACAGTTAATAAAGTCTGCTGCCTGTTCGCCCTCTTTCTTGAAAGCTCTGTCAACAGCTAATGTATACCTTGCTACCGCCATACTTCCACTTGCCGTCTGTGAATATCTTACTTCTGGCTCTCTAGTCAGCCTGCCACATAAAATTACACGATTCATCACTTTTCCTCACTTTCTGCTAACTCGAATCTGTATTTCTGTTCTGCATTAGGATATTTTTCCTTATCAACCTCACTCATAAACATTTCAAGAGGTCTATTCCAGATATGCTCCTCGTATTCATACACAACTGATATTTCTTCTGTTTCTGTGTGTCTTGAAATACCGATAATAGTAACAATCTTACCAATCTTAAAATGCTTATATTTCTCACCTTTCTGTGGTAAAGGTCTGTCAAATTCTGTACTGATGTTATCTGCCTTAAAATGCCTTGTGAGTAACGCAAGGTCACAGTTTGGCTTATCTTCGCCATCAAGATTAAATTCTTCCGACTGTTCGATATGTAACTGTTGCCAATTTTCGGCATATCCTACATCACTTATATCATCATATATATCTTCGAGTGAAATATTTTCACGATTGGAAACTAAATAGCCGCTAAACCTAAATATCTTTGCCATATTCTCTCCTATTCTGCTTCTGATTTAAGCCAATCCATACAACTAGCTTCTCCTTCGTATTCTTCGCCAAACGTATTCTTAAAAGTTATAAGAAACTCTGCTAACTCTTCATCTGACATATTCCTTATCCTGTCGGCATTGGTTGTTGTGAATTTAGATGAAGCAATCTCCATCGTCACGTCCGTAATAAGCCCATCTCCATAACCATCTAACTTTACAGATTCAATACTGCCGGCAAAATTGCCATTTAAAGATAAATTCAACATTCTTGGTTTTCCTGTAGCACCACCATATCTATTTTCTTTTGTATCAAGAATTTTTATTAAATCATCAACTGTTATCATTTTCTCCACCTCTCAATTCTTTCAGTTTTGCTTCGGCTTTGGATTTTGTGAAGAATACTGTCTTGCCTATATCAGCATCAGCAAAACTAACAATATTTTTATAAATTCCGTCAATTAGCTGATAATCAAAATAAATGGCATAAGAATATATTTTTACCGAAATAATCTTTAAAGCAGACACGATATTTCTATCAGTGTTAATTCCGTAAACTGTATCTCCCACCTTGCAAGGCAGAATAACAAGCCTGCCCTGTTCTTCTAGCCGTTGATATTCCTTTATCCGTTCTCTGTAATTCTCTGCAAAATCTCTTAAATGCCTTAACACATCCCACTTAAACATATTCTTTTCAGCTTCCATAAGGCTTTCAGCAGCCTTAATAGTTTCTTCAAAAGTCCAGCTATTGATTATATCTGTTAATCTCTCCATTCCTACTCCTTTATTATTTTCCAAAATATAGCCACCACTTACTCTTAGATATGTCAATCTTCTGTTCGTGCAATTTCAAAATCTTCTTATTATTTTCTACATATACAGACATCTGGCTTTGCACTAATTCATTCGATTTTAACTCTGGGTACAGCTGAACAAGTGATATGTAATCCTCATTCTTAACACTTGAAAATGCATCTTTCTCATATTCCATATAGTTCTGAACCAAGTTACCTATCTGTGTTTCTATTTCTTTGTTTGCTTCTTCGTATGCAACAATTTTCTTACCTATGGTTCTTTCTGAAATGACATCATCTGCACAAAAGCAAAATGCAATAATTAAAGTAATACATAAGCACGAACCTACAATACCTGCGCAGCACCCTAAAAGCCCTAGACCAAATGGCTCAAAATCACTTTTGATTGAAATTGTAAATCCTACTGCTGTTGTTAAAATTGATAATACTAATAATAAAATAATCATTCCTACTCCTTTCTAAAACGGGCATTCGTTTGGATTCCTTAGAACCCATTCCTTACCTGCTTCTGCAACGTCTACATTTGCCCCATTTACAGCATTTTTCATCTTGGCGATAAAACTATCCTTATCAGCATTTTCACTTGATAAATGGCACATTATGATATTCTGTAGGCTGTCTGAATCGTTAGCTTTAACAAAATCACAAGCCGTGTCAATAGATAAGTGACCTCTAAAAACGTGATTAGCTTTCGGATTGTCGGTATCGACTAAACCCTTGTCATAGTTCACACCTAGCAGAATGTGATTTATGCCCTTAAAACGCCACTTAATCAGCTCTGTGTCGGTTATGTAAAGCATTCTCCCCATTTCCTTGTGAGTTATCAGAAATCCGAATATCGGGCAAGGCTCGCCATTTGCATTGGTGTGTGTCCAATTTCCGTCTATTGTTGTCAAATCAAAAGGTTTTACTGTAAATCCGCCCATATTCATTGACATATAATCAATCTTCAAATATGGTGCATAAATCGGTATTCCCATAGCCTTAAAATCGTTTAATGACTTGCTGTGGTCTAGAGGTGGGTGTGACTTATAATCACACCCTTTATCCCCCTTATATCCCAATTCAAACCTTTCTTAATCTCCTTGATGCCGATACCGCAATCAAGGATAAGTGTTTCTCCGCTGTTAGAAGTTAACAAATAGCAATTTCCTGCTGACGATGAGCCTAAACATTTTAATCTCATACTCACACCTCGATTTCATCATCCTGTGGGAACTGAAAAACTTTAGGAAGTACCCAGAAATTAGGCTGTATAATTCCTTGCCCTGTTAGGTCTGCGTGTCCTTCGATTTCCATATACTTTAGATATACTTCTCTCAACATTTCCATAGCCTTAAGTGCCTTTTCTTCGGTAGAATATCTTGCAATTATGCTTCTGCAAGAATCATCTTTGCACATTCCCATCGAAATTATTTCATTATATACACGAACCGTAGATAATTCATAAGGAAAATCTAATGTTCCGTCCTGTGAAATTACTCTCATATCAGTTCTCCTCACTCTGCATAAATGGCGGCAATGTGCTGTCTGTTTGTTCTTCTGTTGCTTCTGCGGCTGTTATATCAACGTCTTCCGTATTCTCTATAAACTCAACAGTATTAGCATTTTCGGCAATTTCAGCCTGTGCAACTTGATATACCTCGTCCATTTCAACCTGTGCCTGTCGTGCCATTGGGTCATAGTTCTTAGGGTATTTTCTTGTAGCATTGTTGCACATTTTTCTCTGAATCATACTCTCTGGCGTATCAAGCCAAGCACCGCTTATGAAAGGTCTAGCAAGCTCACATTCAAGCATTTCATCTACTGTCTTGCACGCTCTTAAAGCATTAAGTATCTCTTCTTTCTTAGCTTTGATTTCTGCTTTCTGCTTTGGTGTAGCCTTGTATCTGTCCTCACACACTCCAAAAGTGCTATTCATCATATTCTGTTTAACATGTGCTAACAGATTAACCTTAACACTATCTCTATCAGCAGAAAGATATGTTACTGTTCCGTCTAACAACTTAACAGGATATACAACTCTTACTGCTTTATCAGATAATCCATTTTCTTCCCACTCTGGTTCAGTAATTGTAAGTCCTTTATGCTTAGGCGGTATGTACTTGTCGCCCTCTTTAATTACCCAATACGGATAAACTTGCTTAACATCTTTTCCGTAGTTAGCAAGTAGGGAATCATAACCGCTACCCTCAATGCCCATTTCAACCTGTTTCTGCCATATATCCTTGCCTGTCTGTGGGTCAGTTCCCACCTTTACATTTCTTAACTGAAAATAGCACTCTCTTGGATATGCGCTCGCATTTAGCTTAAGGCTTGCGCAACGCTTTACGATACCTCTTAAATTGCTTGTATCAAGGTTTCTCATATCAATCTTAGGGTCACTCTTGACAAGGCTGAAAATGCTTGTCATGGCTTCCATAGCACACTCTTTTGCGTAATCGTCCATATCCATTCCACAAGACTTGTAATCGTCAATAATAAGACCTGTCATAGCATTACTCCATTCACTTAATGATGTTGTAAATGATTTCTTTTCTGCTACTGCTGTTGTTTCTGCCATAATTATTCCTCGCTTTCTCCGCTTAAAATCTGTCCGACAATCTGTCTTAATTCATCACTAACCCTATCTACAGTCCAAAAATCCGTAGTATCAAATGCATGAGCGCAATCAAATCCAATGTACCACTTGTTTTTATCATCAATTTCAAGTGGGCTAGGTGCTTCTTTGTTTGCATATGTGATACCGCCGTGGCAATCTATACTTGTTGTGTTGATAGGCAACCTTTTGGAAACCTGCACATATCCACATCTATAAGTAGATTTACCAATATGTCGGAGTATCACATAACAGTTAAAGCCATTGAAATTGAATGAGCGTTCTAATATAGAAGTCATATTATCCCTCCATAATCTCTAATTTCTCACTGTCATTTACAATCAGCATAATCAACTGACTATCTACCATTTCAGCAACTTTCTTCTGATTGTCCGTACTAAGGCTTTCAGAATCATCTAAGATAATAGGCACTGATATATCGCTAATCTTCTGAATTGAACTGCAAATATCGACTCTGCCTAAAATCCTGTTGCCCTTGTTAGACATAGTTGTTAAAATGCTCTTTCCGTCAACAGTAGGTATGCAACAGCTCTTGTAATTTCCATTCTTGGCATATTCAAACAACTGCCACTTAACTAACCCAAAATGGCTGTTTACTGCTTCTGTTAAGGCTTCATTCTTTGCTTTGTCTAATTCATCAAGTAAATCAAGGATTTTCTCGGCATTAGCCTCGTTCTGTTCAGAATCAATCCTTGCCTGCTTTAATTCTTCAAGTCGCTGTTCATCTGCTGTCGTATCAGCCTTTGCAATCTGGCTTTCACATTCTGCTAACTGCTGCCTTAAAGCTGTTTCCCGTGCTTTTAATTCTGCCTTAACTGCTGAAATATCATTAGCCTTGTGCATAGCTTCTTCTTTTTCAGCAATCTGCTTTTCAAGTGCCTTGATAAGGCATTTCCCCATATCTGATTTAGGAAGAATACAAACTTTGTCATTATCCCTATTGGCTTTTTTCAGTAATTCAATTGCTTCACTCTCTGTCATTCCTACACCTCCAACAAATTCAAATTGTCAATCGCGTTCCCGATAATCTCTGCATCAACCATATGAATCCAGTAACCCAAGTCTTTTCTGTAATTTTTATTGTACTTGCCAGACCAATCTACATAAAAACCGACATGTTCTACTTTTGTGCTATCAAAACAACTTTGATAACTGCCATATCTGATTGGTGCGGCTATATCACTAAAGAGGTCTTTTACAATGTCATTCTCAAAGATCAGCCTTCCGTTCTTATCCTCAAGTCCGGTGCACTGGCAGACGGTGGACGGGTCTACCGAATAAAAATTAATATCATCTTCACTCCATACCTCAATTTCTTCAATCTCGCCATCTTCATCACAACTCGGTAATCCATATACCCATTCATTGTTATCAGTCCGCTTGCCACGGAATAAATATCTATTCTCCATCCTTTTCCTCCATTTCTGCCAGCTTGGCTTCGGCTTCGGATTTTGTGCGAAATACTGTTTTGCCAATACCAGACAATGAAATTGTAAATTTTTTCTCACTATCTATGTAATCACTTTCCGGACCTGTTTCATCGTCAATCCATTCATGCAACCATTTTGCCTTAACCGCAATCTTCATCCAGTTTCTTTTTGCAAAACGGAATGAAACAATTCGTGCAGGATAATATAAGGGAATCTTATGGTCAATGTCCTCATAACACTCCATATTCTTTATCGGAAGTATCGTGCTATCTACATAAACAGTATCTCCCACCTTACACTGCAACCGCAGTAGTAATCCCCGCTCCTCGGCATCCTCATAATATTTCAATTTTTCTCTCAAATCAGCCATAGCCCATAAATTGCGATAGAACAATGCTAAAAGTCCTATTGTGCTGTCTATTCCTACCGACAGCATGGAAGCCATATATTCGTCAACTTCTTCATCTGATAAGTCCTTAAAATCTTCACCGCAAATATCTTTGGCAAGATTTCTTACAAGCCACCTACTATCAACATCCAGATTATAATCTCTGTATCTGGCATTGCGCTCATCATCTGCATAGCAGCTATTATGTGCCAGCTCGATCATAGACATATCAGCCACGCTTTTATTTGTCGTTAATCTCTCCATACTATCCCTCACTTTCTGCCCGAAGCCACTTTAATAAGCACTCGTAGCAATTCTTATTCATCTCTCCATTGCACTTTTCATTTTTATTGAAATTCAAATCATACTCCGCCGGGCACATGATTGCCAGTGCCAGTTCCTCGTCCGTCATGCTCCGGATCCGGTCGGCGTTAGTCTGCTTTATAGGCCTGAACAATGTTTTTAACTCGTCATACCCTACTATCAAATCAACAGGACCATCCTCTTGCTTTAAGTGATACTTTACCTCTTTCTTAGAAAAATGTTTCTCCACCTTATTGATAATATAATGCTGCTCTGTCTGTATCCTGATAATCCTTGTCCCTAATTTTGGTATCCATTTCTGTTCCATGTTCTACCTCCTAAATTCTAATTTACGCAAACCGGAGCTGCCCGGTCTGCTAAATTTTTAACCTATATGCTCTTGCCGGAAACTGCATTGATTCATTAAAATACATTTCATTTACCAATCCTCGTTGTTTTACTCCATCATAGTAAACAAGCCTACGCATAGTATTGTTCGCAACCATTACAATCTGCTCCACCATTACGACCTTATACCAAGCGTGTGATGCTGTGCTCTTATCCATAACAATCAGTTGACCTATCATCTGCGTAATTTCATCAAATGTAAGCTGTTCTCCGACATTCTCCGTTTCTATCCAGTCTCCCGGTTCAAACTCTTTTTCTGTTGGAACAATAAAATCCATAATGCTTAACTGCCCTTCACACTGAATCATGGCATCACCTATTCTTTCATAAAATCAAACAATGTCGGCTCGTCCACTTCATTCTCTGCCGCCAAATGGCAAAATTCAATTTCCTGCACTGTTTTTCCCAATCCAAAAGATTCAAACAATGCACGCCTGCCACCCTTTAATGCCCATATAACAGCATCTCTCTGATGTGGCTTTAATATTTTATTTACTTTTTCTGGCTCTACAACAAATCCACTATCTGTTGCAAGCTCTATCTTCGATTCTAAAAATTCTTTGTATGTCATTTTTCAAAAAGGAACCTGCTATAGCGTTACCCCGGCCGGAGGTTCGGCTCCTTTCTTGAATTTTTACTTACTTTGATTTATTATTATATTGTCTCTATGATAGGCAGGCGGGTAGAACCGTTTGGGGGAAGGGAATTCGGTTGGCAGTCATAAAATTCATTGCAACTTTAATAATTGCCCTTTGTACTTTTAGTACAGAAATGGAGAATGCTATGGCAAAACAAATCCCAACCACACAAACAAGTAACACTTTGGTCAGCACAACTGCCGACCGCCCTTCTACCTATCCTAAAGACTTTTATTTTATACTTAAGTAACACATAATCCCGCAATCCGGCATAATTTCTGTATTCATGTCTCCCCTATTCGGTTCTAACTCATCCAGATATACCGGACCGTTTTTATCTTTCAACATGGAGTGTCCTACTTCTCTTTCCAACTTCGCCCGACCAGTGAACACTTCTGGAAAATCTTTTCTGATTCTATTCCAGTAACCCATACCGCCTTTAACGCATCCAATACAATTATTATTCGGATATCCAAGGTCATACATCAAAGGTCGGGCAAATGCAAAAGTCCGTTCAAACAGTCCATGTACCTCTTCTTTCGATAAATTCTTTTCTATGAGTGGAAATTCATGTGCAGCCTGCGGATTGGCTTCTATCGTCCGCTCAGCTCTGTCCCTCTCCTTAAGGTCGAATGCCCAGACGTAAGTCAACTCACAGTCCTTATGCTGTTCTTCCCACTCTTTTCTCACCCTCTTTTTCAACCAGTTCGTGCAAGGTGCGAATCCATTCGCCGGATTTCTGAAACCACCAAAGGCTCTCACACAATCTTCCACGCACCGATATTCTTTCGATTTCAATATCTGTATTTCTTTACCGATTGCATTCTCGCAATCCTTAATGAATCTGATACTATCCAGATGTTGGTCAGCTATATCTATGTAAATCCATTCGTCTACATCACCGGCTAAATATCCAGCCATAAAACTACTGATTCCTGCTGATACCCAACATACTTTTAATTTTTTCATGACAACCACTTAACAGAAATAATCCTGTGTCCGTGGATAAAGGAATCTGGCTTACCACTCTGATTTCTTGTAGTTTCGCCGAATATTTTACGACCCACTACTCAATCAAACGCATTGTTCATCCTTTTTGTTCTCGCTATTAATCACACCGTTAGCGGTCAACCTTGGTCTACCAAGGCTTCTGTCATTACTCCTTTCTCATTCCATTTGCTTTTAAAATCTCATCTATGCAGGCATTCCATCCTGCATTCATTTCGTCTGTAAAATAACTATTTGTGTAGCATTCCTGCGAATGCACTGTTTCTTTTTTCTCTGGCAGTTCCCGGAGCGGACACCAATCTGGTCTGCACGCAATATAATCTGTCACATCATCTCCAATACCTGGAGCATTGCAATACAACGTTCGCTCTCCATACCTTGGTGGCTGTGTATCGTCTGCAAAATCGCACGATTCCGGCATATCCATAACCAATATTGCTTTAGGCATATCTCAACTCCTATCTACGGCTCTAATCCGTCTTATTGAGACGATAAAACTTGTCTACAGTATCAAAAATTGCGTTTCTTGCATCTTCAAAGCCTTTCACATACGCTTTCATTTCTGCGAGGTTCATTGGTTCCTCCGGCTGTATTATCGTTTCATCTAAGTTGTTAAAAAGTTCATCTTTTTCTTCTCTTGTCATTACCTATGGCCTCCTAACTCAAACTTCTTTCGGCTTCTCACACCGTTCAAATTTGATAACCCAAACCCACGGTGATGCATCCCATCCGTAGCGGTCAATGTCGGATTTCTTGATGGTGGAGGTCCAAAGTTTTTCCCATTCCATCATCACTTCATCACATTGACTGCACTGTTCTTCTGTCCCATAACAGCACTGCAAACCGCTTTCTCCGTATGTATTAAGACAATCCCAACAATCAGGATAAGCTCCCTCTTTTATCACATCAACCGGCTTCATCTCCTGCAACCGCTTCGCACGCACATCCTTGACCTTTAGCCAGATACGGGCGGCCTCTTTCGGCATGTGGATGGATGGGTGCCACGGTACACGCTCGTGTGTCACTCCACTCGCATCGACATATGTATCAAAAGGAATTGTATCTGTTGCTGCATAATAATATTTTCCGGTTCCTTCAATAATTTGCTCATTTCCGTCCAATTCATATAAATACTGCCATGTTTCCCGGACATACATGATATCTCCAGGCTGATACGGTGCTTTATATGCCGTCATTATCAATTCCGCATCCGTCATGTCGCAATATGGCTTAAACATCATCCTCTTGCCTTTTAAAAATTCATCAGGCGCAGCATTTTTACACTTGTCCGGCAACATTCCCAGAAACTGCCGAGAACTTACCAGCCGCCGGGTGCAGGTCTTCCGCCCGTCCAGAATTGCCCGAACCATTTCGGTACTAATTTGTTTGTTGAATAAAATCGGTTTAATTGCCATCTATCACACCTGCCTTTCTTCTCGTTTTCGCCCTGTGCTTTGCATCATATCTGTTATGGCATCTCTGGCATAACGCTCTAAGATTACTGTAATCGCAATTTTCCGGTATATGGTCTAAATGCGCTATTGTCAGGACAACTTTTGAGCCGTTTTCGCGGATAGCATAATTTTCAATTCCGCAAAACTCACATTTATTATCTGCACGCTTGAGAATGTCTTTTCGGATTTCCTTCCAGTTTGCCGGATATCTTTTCTTATTTTCAGGTTTAATTGGCATCCGCTTCACCCACTTTCTCAAAATAGAACTTTATAGGTTCTCTATTTTCCTGTACCATGCCATACCGCAAGGCTATATTGTATGTACACACATCTCTTTTCAGCCGGTCTGGTATCTTCTGCAACTGCTTTCGAAAGTCTTCCAGTTCCATTGTTGCTTTATAACGATTGCATGAACCGCAGGATGGCATCAGATTACTTATGTCATGCACATCAATCCCGGTAAATTCTTCTTCGTACTCATAGTGTTTAAGGCAATGCAAATGATCTACGTTGAAACCTTTCTCCGGTATCTCACAGCCACAATAAGCACAGTGACCATTGTATTTCTGGTACACCAATTTTCTGACCGACTTTGGAATTTGCTTACGCATCTACTCCACCGCCCTTCATAAGCTCTATTGCACGACTCATAATTTCATTCGGGTCATCATTTACCCTTCTGTTCCACTGTTCAATTGCTTCTTCTTCTGTTTCTCTCCATCTTTCTACCATTCCGCTGCAAACTGAACATTCTGCCAACCACTCATTTTTTGAATAATTCAACATCTGTGCTTTTCCGCCACAGAATGGACACGGCTTAAGCTCTTTTTTTACTTCTGCCATTGCTCTTCACTCTCCTTCCTGCACAGGTATTCCAGTACCTGCATCCTCTATCACATTTTTTACCTTTCTCGTATTTACACATTGCCAGCCTTCTTTCCATACCGGGCATTCATTGTCCGCCATTCACGAAGCATCTGAGGGGTGAATCTTGATAACGACCGGTCATAATAACTGCTTTCCGGTTCTTCATCACCATATCTCCGGAATGTATAAACACCTTTATATTTCAGTTGCCGTTGAATATACTCTGTTAAATTTTGCATTCTGAATCCAAGCTTATTACAGATTTCCTTACTGGTGACTTTCTCCATGACCAGCTCGCCATTTTTGAATACGTTGTAATAATATTTTGCCAAAACCTACTCCTTTCCAGCCGCCAGCAGCTTCCCTTCAAGCTCTCTGTAATCATACGAACGTTGTTCGAAGTTCGTGAACTTATTCCCCTTGGTATTATTGGGTTCGGCGGCTGCATCCTTCCTCCCCCAGTTACGAACTGCGGCTTTCCAATCTTTCATGTTGTTCTTCCCTACCATCCAACCCTTTGAAGAATAGAAATCGACAAAACGCTCTGCATCAACAGTGGTGATTCCTTTCTCTTTGCAGTAATCTGCTACATCTTGTGTGGTAGGGGGCACGAAGTGCCTTTTCTCTATACTCTCTTTTAATTCATTAACATTATCATTATCATATTCATTATCATTATCAGGTTTTTTTGCTTTCGTTTGCTTTTCCGAAAAACCATTTGCTTTTTTTGCTTTTTCAGATAAACCATTTGCTTTCGTGGATGGTCTGCCACCTAACTTCCCGGATTCTCTGCGTTTTTCAACGGTTGCCTGGTACTTTTCACTGTCTCTGTCCATCTGCACTTTTATGAAGCTGAATGCCATCCGTGTCATACCGTCCATGTCCGGAAGTGGCTCACCAGATGCATAATTCATGATGGCAGTGAACAGCAATCCACGCTGTTCCATTGTCAGAAGATTGATATGCTCTGCATAAGTGGTATACATGACAAAGCTGTTTTTATCCATCACTACCACCGCCCATACAATCAAATATACTTATCTGGTTTTTCTCCACTTCATTCTGGCTCCTGGCATATTTCTTAATCTCAGACAGTTTCTTTCGAATCCTCACCGTTCTGTGATTCTCCTGTGCCAGATACAACTTCACCAAATGCATTTCATCTGCTGCCGGCTGAAAATATCCTTTGCCATCCTGCATATTAAGAATTGGATGCTCACTGGTGCATTCCTTTTCTATCATTTCTCTGACCGTTCTATCTGAGAATCCGGTCATTGTAATAAGATACTGCCTTGTGACTGCATTCTTATGCCCTACCGGTATGTAATCAATCACATTCAATATCATCACCTGCCCTTGTTATCTCTACTTCCGTTCTTGGATTCCATTTATCATAAGATACCCTGCTGCCATCCGTAGACTGAATGATCTTCCAACACACCATATTTCACCAGAATGTCATGCAATGCTTCATGTAAATTGGTAAGGTCAACCTTCCGCTTGGTCTGCATATAAAAGACTGCTTTCACATTAACCGGATAGTCTATTGGTTCTGCCACCTTTGGCATGAACGGCTTACAAGCCTTTTCATATTTCTTATACGCTGCAGATGGAATAATAAATGGTCTGCCATTCTTACCGGTAACAATCTGCTGGCTGTTCTTCTTTGTAATTGGTTTTAATTTAATTGTGAATTCCACTGTCACTCCTTTCCCCTCCCACTGATGCCAGCAGGAGGTAAAGCCTTGCTTTCAATAAGTAACAAATTTGTGATATGTAATAAAAATGTCAGTAAATCGGTTTCTTTCGCATTCCTGCGGGTGTTTCAACCCTATAGGTAGGATTTTCCAAAGATACTGATAAAATCCTCTCTTGAGCCGTATGTATGCTCAAATACATCCTGCGCCAATCTCTTATAGGCAAGGTCTGTATTCCGGCACAGATGCGGTCCTCTATTTCCTTCATGGTGTTCATAACACAATGGAAGAATCATGTTGTATTTAATAGAATCATCTCTGTTCTTTCCAAAGAAAACCTCATGCTTATGTGGATGTGGTTTTCCACACTCATAGCAATAATCCAATGAATCTACTAAGATGCTTTTCCGTTTGTCTGCCATAATGCCTTTAACC